AAATAGAATCGGCGTCAAGGCCCACCGGGTTTACCCGACCCTGACCGCAGCGGATGCTGACGAGTGGCTGGCGCAACCAGCAAGCATTCGGCCCTGTGCAACGCAGGCTTACCGGCGCGAGAACCCCAACTATCAACGAATGAGGTGATCAAATGGCTATTGGCCTATCCAATGCCTTCGTCACTCTGTTCGACGCAGAAGTCAAGCAAGCCTATCAAGGTAAGGCAATGCTTGTCGGGGCCGTCCGGGCGCGTCGCGGAGTCGAAGGTTCTATCGTCAAGTTCCCCAAGGTCGGCAAAGGCACCGCAACCCTGCGCGTTCCGCAAACCGACGTTACCCCCATCAACGCGAACTTCTCGCAAGTCACGCTGACCCTGCAGGACTGGAATGCCGCTGAGTACAGCGACATCTTCAGCCAGGCCAAGGTCAACTTCGACGAGCGCCAGGAGCTTGTGCAGGTTGTCGCCAGCGCGGTTGGTCGCCGTCAGGATCAGATGATCATTGACGCGCTGGTCAACTCGGGCACCAGCGCCACCGTTGCGAACAGCGTCGGCGGCTCAAACACCAACCTGAACCTGGCCAAGCTGCGCGACGCGAAGCGCTTGCTCGACAAGAACAATGTGCCGCCCGAAGGCCGTCACATTGTGATTCACGCCAACAGCCTGTCGAACCTGCTGTCTGAGACCTCGGTCACCAGCAGCGACTTCAACACGGTCAAGGCGCTGGTTCAGGGCGAGCTCAACACGTTCCTGGGCTTCACCTTCCATGTCCTGGGTGACCGTGCCGAAGGCGGTTTGCCGATTGACGGCTCGAGTGACCGCAAGGTCTTCGCTTTCCATCAGCAGGCGATCGGCTACGGCGAGGGCATCGCGATGCGTACCGAGATCAACTACATCCCCGAGAAGACCAGCTGGTTGGTCAACGAGGTGTTCTCGGCTAACGCGGTCGCGATCGATGCCGAAGGCATCGTCCAGATCACCTGCCGCGAATAAGGAGCACGATCATGGCTTTCTCCGCAACGGGTCTGGCGCTGGTCGCTGGTTCTAAGGCTGGCAACGCACCGCAGATCTGGGCTTACCAGTCTGCTGACGCGATTGCCACCGTGAACACGTCCGGCTATTTCAACGACGCAGCATCGCTGATGAAAGTCGGCGATCTGGTCTACGTCTACGACACGGCAACCCCGACCGCCAATCTTGTGGTGGTGCTGTCGAACACCGGCACGGTGGTTGACGTGTCGGATGGCACGTCGATCTCTGTCGCCGACGCAGACTAAAGGCAGCAGCAACTAGAAGGGCCGGCTTTCGCCTCGAGCGGAGGCTGGCCTTTTGCACATTAAGAGGTCGCGATGGCATCAGGCGATACGGGGGTCAGGATCTGCTCAGACGCGCTGCTGATGCTGGGCGCGAAAGCGATCACCTCATTCAACGACGGAACCGACGCGAGCTCGGTCTGCGACCGGCTGTACCCCAATGTGCGCGACTCCACTCTGATGATGTATCGGTGGAGTTTCAGCATGAAGAAAATTGCGCTAGGCCAGCTGGTGACTACACCTGGCAGCGTTTGGCGTTATGAGTACCTGCTGCCTGGCGATCGTCTTGGCAACCCGATGGCGGTCTACGCCAGTGCCAATCCAGGCGCAACGATTGAAAAAGACTGGGAGATTCAGGGCGACAAGCTGCTGACCGATCTCCCGGCGGTTTACATTGATTACCAGTACAGCGTGCCCGAGTACGCGATGCCGCAGTATTTCGTGCAGCTGCTCAAGTACCAGATGGCCTGGCACATTGCCGAGGCGATTACCGAGCAGGCTGACAAGTCGCTGCGCTGGCAGAGGGTTGCGCTTGGCGACCCGGCTGAGAACATGCGCGGGGGCTACTTCCGTCAGGCCTGCCAGATGGATGCGCAGGGCAACCCGAGCCGGGTGATAGACGATTACACCCTCGTGGCTGTGAGGTACTGATGCCGCGCTTTGTCGACCTGCAGAGCAACTTCTCGACGGGCGAGCTCGATCCATTGCTGCGCGCTCGGGTCGACCTGCAGGCATATAACAATGCGCTGGCCAAGGCCACCAATGTCCTGATTCAACCGCAGGGCGGCATGCGCCGCCGGCCTGGCACCAAGTACATCGCAGAGCTTCCCAGCAACGCATCAGACGGCGTGCGCTTTGTTCCGTTTCAGTTTTCGGTTGATGACAGTTACATGCTCTGCTTTGTTCATCAGCGCATGTACATCATCAAGGACGGAGCGCTGATCACCAACATCAACGGCAGCGGCAATAATTACTTGGCGGTGTCGAGCATCACCAGCGCGATTGTCGACGACATGTGCTGGACGCAGTCAGCTGACACGTTGATCGTAGTGCATCCAGATCTGCAGCCGGTTCAAATTGTGCGCGGTGCTACTGACGCAACATGGACGGCGACAACAGTCACTTTTGACAGCATTCCGAAGTACGCATTCAACATCGACTTCCATACGAACAATGCTTCGACGCTGACGCCGAGCGGGGTGAGTGGCAACGTCACATTGACTGCGTCGACCACGCACCATGACACCGGCACCGCGCAGGCTGGCACTACAACATCGATCACTCTCAAGGCTACCGCCAGCGCCACCGATGATCAGTACAACGGCATGTACGTCACGATCACTGGCGGCACGGGCTCCGGCCAGGTCAGGTTGATTGATGACTACAACGGCACGACCAAGGTCGCGACGGTAGACGTTGCGTTCTCGCCGGCGCCGGACAACACGAGCACCTATTCGCTCACGACCTGGACGACGCAGTCGGTCAACCAGTACATCAATGTGAGCCCGCAGGGTCGCGCCAGGATCGTTCAGTACGTCAGCGCGAGCGTGGTCAATGCGGTGGTCGAGTATCCGTTCTTCAGCACGAGCGCGGTTGCTGCCGGCAACTGGGAGCTTGAGCACAACTATGAGGATGTGTGGTCTGTCAGCCGGGGCTGGCCGCGCACGGTGAGCTTTCACGAGGGCCGACTCTACTTTGGCGGCAGCAAGTCCAGGCCCAGCACGATCTGGGGCTCGAAGATCGGCCTCTTCTACGAGTTCGTTCCCACTGAGAACTTGGACGATGACGCGGTTGAGGCGACGCTCGACACCAACGAGCTCAACGTCATCACCGACATCATCAGCGGTCGCGACTTCCAAGCATTCACCACGGGTGGCGAGTTCTACGTTCCGCAGCAGGGATCAGACCCGATCACTCCGCTGACGTTCACGTTCAAGAACGTGTCTCGCAATGGCATCAAGCCGGGCACGCGAGTGCAGTCTGTAGACAGTGGCACAGTCTTCATCCAGCGCCAGGGCAAATCGCTCAACGAGTTCGTCTTTACGGACACGCAGCAGACCTACATCACTCAGCGGATCTCGCTGTTATCAGGCCACTTGCTGAAAGGCCCGCAGCGGATGGCGATCAGACGCGCCACCAGCACCGACGAGGCTGACCTGCTGTTGCTGACCAATACCAACGACGGCACGATGGCGGTGTTCAGCATCATGCGCAGCCAGCAGATCACGGCGCCGTCTGAGTTCATCACCGATGGCAGCTTCGTCGATGTTGGCGTCGACGTGACCGATATCTACACGGTGGCCAAGCGCACATTCAACGGCACCAACCGCTACTTCATCGAGCTCTTCAGCGATTCAATTTATACCGATTGCGCGTTCACCGGCACGGCTGCGATCAGCGCGACGGGCCTGGTTCATGTCGGCAAGACGGTCAAGGTGATCTGCGACGGCAGCGTGCTGGGCGATGAGGTTGTGACTGAGTTCCCGAATCCGACCCTCGATCTGGACTTTGCCGACGACTTCTATGCAGCAGAAGACACGGCATGGACGGGCACGCTGTACGGCGTGACGTTCGACCGGGCCAGCACCACCAGCTATGAGGTCGGCCTGCCGTTCACGGTGTACGCCAAGACGATGCCTGCTGAGATCCAGCTGCAGACCGGCAGCCGCATCAGCATGAAAAAGCGCATTGTCGAGATCAGCGCGATATTGAAAGACACGCAAGACATCAACATCAATGACCAGCCAGTCACGTTTCGACTGATGGACAACCCAATGCTTGACGCTCCGGTGCCGACGTTTACAGGCATCAAGCGGGTGAACGGGGTGCTGGGCTATGACCGAGAGCAAGCGATCGAGATCTCTCAGGATCTGCCATTGAAGATGACGCTCCTCGCATTGGATTACCGCATCGCGGTTTACTCTGGAACCTGACATGGCTACCGAATCGCCTTACAGCCTAGCCTACGGTCGACCGCCATCGCAGGGATTGTCTGCTTCTCCGCAGTCCATGCCGCTCACGCTGGCGCCAAGCACTCCGACCGCGATGGGTATGACTGCTGGCCAGATGACTGCGGTGGCCAGCCTGATCGCTACCTATGGCGCGTCTGAGGCTCAGAAGGCGCAGGCGATCAATCAGCAGACCGCGTACCTGGTGCAGTCCAGGGACACGCTGGCGATCGCTGAGGTTCGCGCAGAACTGTCCGACCAGTATGCGATGGTGCAGGCTGGGCGCCTGCTCAGACGCGCAGAGATTGAGGCTCAGAACTACCAGATCGCCGGCAACACGCTACTGCGCAACCTGCGCAAGACCAATGCTGCGGTGAGGGCCAGGGCAGCTGCGTCCGGTGCCGCGTTCGGCGAAGGCAGCGCTGCGGCAATCCAGCGCGAGAATGTCGCAGCCACCATGCAGGATGTCGGCATTGCTGATCTGAATGCGCTCACGGCCCGCGTCATGGGATTCGAGGATGCCACTGCCATGCTTGAGTCTACCGAGTACCAGAACGCGATCAACATGTTCCAGGCACGCCGTGCTGCTGGCGGGCTTGAAGCCACTGCTGCGGCCACCAGACGCACGGGTGGTCTGCTTGCTGGGGCGACGTTAGTCGAAGGCGCTCAACGCGCTGTGAAGGTGCTGTGATGGCAACCAGAATCGATCCAGGCCAGATCCAAGTACGCAGTGTCGGTGGCGCTCCGATGCAGCAGGTCGGCGTGCCGGCGGTCGACACAACGATCGGCCTGCGTGCTGAGGCGCAATATGCCGGGACGTTGGCGCAGGTTCTCGACCGGATGAGCGAGGGTCTGTTCCGCGAGTCTGCGCAGATGCGCCAGGCCGAGGGTCTCGAGTTTGTTGCGAACAACCCGATCACCCCGCAGCAGCTGCAGGCGGCAAAGGAAGGTATTACCTGGGAGCTTGGTGGGCGCGAGAATCTGGGCGGCTTGCGGCGCAGTGGCAATGTATTCGATGAAGCGGTGCGTAAGGCCCGCAGCATGGAGATCGCGAGCCACTTTGAGATTGAGGGCCGCAATGAACTGACCAAGCTGCTGTCCGACATCCAGTCCGGCAATGCAACATCCGAGCAGGTCTCGCAGCGCATCGCGACCATGACCAACGGCTACGGCGCGAGCCTGGCCAAGATCGACCCGGATGCCGCGATCAA